TAATCTATCAGTTATTATTGATACTTTAGCATATAACACATATATCGCATCTTATAATGCGAATATGGTAAGTAATGAAGTTTTTATTGATAGTGCTACTTTAAGAGAGAATGTCGTTTCTCTTGCTAGAAATATTGGATATGTTCCAAGGTCAAGAACTTCGGCAAGAGCGAACATAAGTTTTTTTGTTGATACAACAGGTCTTCCATACAATCCATTATCAGTTACTCTACAAAAAGGTTTGGTTTGTACTTCTGCTTCTTTTGGAAATCAAAACTATGCATTTTCAATATTAGATGATATTACAGTTCCTGTTGTAAATGGAATTGCGATATTTGATTCTATTGAAGTTTATGAAGGAAATTATACAAAGAATACTTTTACTGTAAATAGTTTTAATCCAAATCAAAGATACGTATTAAACAACACAAATATTGATACTTCAACATTAAAAGTTTCAGTTAGAGATACTGAGAGTAGTAATAAATCTCTAAAATATATAAACTCTTCAAGTATTTTAGATGTAAACTCGCAATCTAAAGTATATTTCATACAGGAAGTTGCGGATCAAAGATATGAACTAATATTTGGAGATGGCGTAATTGGTAAGAAATTGGAAGGTGGCAACGTTATAGATGCTTCATACATTGTATCTAATGGAAAATCTGGAAATGGATTCAATTCATTCAATTTCTCTGGAATAATACTAGACAGTAGATCCAATAAAGTTCTTAACGGCATTTCTCTTATAACCGTAGATCAAAACTCTAAAGGTGGTAAAGAAATAGAATCTGTTGCTTCAATCAAAAACTTTGCTCCAAGATTGTATGCTGCACAAAACAGAGCAGTTACTTCTTCGGATTATGAATCTATAGTACCACTCATTTACCCAGAAACGCAATCGGTGAATGTATTTGGTGGAGAAGATTTAGATCCTCCACAATTTGGAAAAGTTTTTATAACTATAAAACCTTCAGTTGGAATTTTCCTATCAAACACAGTTAAAGATAATATTAAGAATGGTCTTAAAAAATATAGCGTAGCGGGTATTATTCCCGAAATATTAGATGCGAAGGTTCTTTATATTGAAACAACATCAAATGTTTACTACAATCAAAATCTTAGCACTTCAGCAAATGATGTAAAAACTCAAATCATTTCAAATATTAATTCGTTTGCGAACTCTGAAGAAATTAATAAGTATGGAGCAAGATTTAAATACAGCAAATATCAAAATATAATAGACAACTCCGATCAATCAATAACTTCAAATATTACTAAAGTTCAAATGAGAAGGGACTTAAAAGTCCTACAAAACAAACTTATAGAATATGAAATTTGTTTTGGAAATCAGTTTTATATTAAAGACGATGAAGGTTATAATATTAAGTCTTCTTCATTTAATATTGCTGGAGTTCAAAGACCGGTTTACATATCAGATAGACCAAATTCAGACCTAAAAACTGGTTCTATATTCTTATTCTATCTCGATTCAAAATCACAACCAGTCATAGTGACTGATGGTATTGGAACTATTGATTATGTCAAAGGAGAGATTCGTACTTTCCCAATTAAGATAATTTCTACTACAGTAAATAGTGGTGGAACCCCAGTTATTGAAATATCAGCAATACCAAAATCAAATGATATTATTGGTTTACAAGACATTTATTTGCAACTAGATACTAATAGAGTTGAAGTTGCAATGCTTCCAGATAATATAGAGTCTGGTTCTGATTCTTCTGGATCAAATTATATCTTCACATCAAGCTACTTTAATGGCGACCTAGTAAGAAATTAATAAATGGATAACGCAAGAATAAAGATTAGTTCAGTCGTAACAAGTCAACTTCCATCTTTTGTTAGGGAAAACTTTCCTTTAGCAGAAGAGTTTTTGAAGCAATATTATAGGTCATTAGACTATCAAAGTGGAGTTTATGACATTCTACAAAATATTGATAAAGATATAAAAGTAGATAATAGTTCAAATCAAATACAATCTACAGTATTAACTGAAAATGTAACATTTTTTGATACTACAATATCAGTTACTTCCACTTTAGGATTTCCTGATACTTATGGTCTAATTAAAATTGATGATGAAGTTATCCTATATCAAAATAAAACTGAAACAACTTTCGAAAATTGTTCAAGAGGTTTCAGTGCCATTACTTCATATGGCAATGGAGTAGAAGAAAATTTTGTATTTGAAGATACTTTAGTAAGTCAGCATACTGTAGGTACAGAACAAAAACCAACTTTAGTATTAAATTTAAGTATTTTATTCTTAGAGCAATATTATAAAAAAACAAAGAAGCAGTTTCTTCCTGGGTTTGAAGGTAGAAAATTCTTTAGTTCTTTAAACTCAGCAACATTTTTAAAGAACTCTAAAGATTTCTATTCCTCAAAAGGAACTGACGAATCATTTAAGATATTATTTAAAGTATTGTTTGGCGCAAATGTAGATGTCATAAAGCCAAGAGAGTATCTAATACAAGCATCAGATGCCCAATACAGAAAAACTAGAGACCTTGTAGTAGAAAGAATTTCTGGAAATATTTTACAACTTAATAATAAAACAATATTCCAAGATGAGCAGGGATATATCAATAAAGCATTTGGTACTGTTACTGATGTTGAGGCAATTTTTAGAGATGGGACCGAATATTTTGTTTTAAAATTAGATAATGATTTTAATAGAGATATTAATGTTATTGGAACAGTTTTTGGCGATTTTTCAATTCACCCCAAAACAAAAATTGTAGAGAATGTTTCAATTTCTGGTAACTCAATACTTGTAGATTCTACTTTGGGATTTCCTGATAGTGGGACTTTAATTTATAAGGGAGCAGCAAATTCATTTTTGATTTCTTATACAGAAAAAACTTTAACCCAGTTCAACAACTGTACAGGAATAACAGAAGAGTTAACTAGCGGAAGCGATATATCTCTAAATGTATATGCCTATGGGTTTTCCCCAAATAATGAAGAAATAAGATTTAGAATTACTGGAGTTATATCAGATTGTAATCTGGTAGGTAGAGGTAAGAAGTTTTTACCAGGAGATCCAATAACTCTTGCTTATTATGGTTATAATGACAATACAGATTTTATTGCCAATAATTGGTTATACAATGTTTCTGTCGATTGTGAAGTTAAGAGTTTTGAGAATAATGGCGGTTTTTACTTTACCATTACAACCTTTGATAATAATAACATAAAAAACCAAGATATAGTAGAAGTAGATTATCTTTCAAATCTTACGGGAAGAAAAACTAGGAAGTTTCAAGCTTTAGTCAGTGATGGAAACATTCCTAATAGACAATTTACTATTAATAAGGTTGGAGAACCAATCGATAAGATTTTTTCAATTAGAAAAGTAATATCACAATATAATGGAGATCAATTCCCTTCAGACGTTGTAAACACTTATAAACAAGTAGATAAAAATGAGTTATATGTCGCTTCTAATTCGTTTCCAAACTATGGAGATTCTGTAATTGAAATTGATGATTTTAAAACAGAATTTAGTGAGGTAATAGACAACTATACAGTTTTTGCTCCGAAACATGGGTTCATTACTGGAGACGCGGTATTATACACTTATACAGAAGATGCAACACAGACTTTAATAATACAACAAGGAATTTATTATGTAAAGTATATTAGTGAATCTCTGTTTAAACTTTCAAGAAGTAAAGAAAATATTGAAAAGAGCAATATATTGAATAATAATAGTGGATATGTTAAGTTATTAAGTTCGTCTGAAGAGAGTTCTGGTAGGAAGGGATACACAAATAATTTTATAAGTTTACTTAAATTTGCAAATAAAAATCTAAAACCAGATCAAATTGGTTCTCAAAAGTTAATTAGAAAAATTGAAAGACCAAAACCATCTCAAAATAAAGTAAAAACTGTAAGTGGATGTACTGGTATTTTTGTAAATGGAGTTGAATTATTAAACTATAAGTCAAATGATATAGTTTATTATGGAGAAATAGAATCAGTTAAAGTTGTTGGACCTGGAGAAAACTATAGCGTAAATAACCCACCAAATTTGATTATTTCTTCAAATATAGGAAACTCTGCTTTTGGATATTGTGGTGTAGAAGGATCGTTAAGTAGAATTGATATTATAGATCCTGGATATGATTATATTGAAGATCCTATAGTAAACATTTCTGGAGGTTCTGGAACTGGAGCAAAAGCAAAAGCAAATTTAATACCAGTAGACAACTCTTTAGACTTTGATTCTACATCAAATAACACCAGAATAAACTTAGTAGCAAATCAAATTGGTTTTAGTACATTCCACAGATTAAATAATGGAGAAATAATAACATATTCCACAAACAATCAAACAACTATTGGTGGACTTGTAGATAAATCGAGTTATTTTGTAAAGGTAGTTGACGACTTCACAGTTAAACTTTTTAGGTCACTTGACAATGCTATAGATGATACAAATGCAATTGATATCACATCTTATGGTCAAGGAAATCATACAATAACTTCAAAAAATAAAAAGTTTACTATTGGTTCTATTAGTGTTATATCCAGTGGATCAGGATATAAAAATAATAAAATCACAATAAATCCTACTGGAGTTAATACGGCATTCAATCAAATAGAAGTATACTATCATCCATATCAAAGTGGAGAAATTATTACATATGACTCTGAGGGAACAACAATATCTGGTGTTGGAACTGGAAGTTACTATGTAACTAGAACTAGTGACACTACATTCAAATTGTCTCAAATTGGTATAGGAACTATCGCAAAAGACTTTTATTATAAAACCCAACAGTATGTCAATTTTTCGGACCAAGGATCTGGAAAACACGTATTTAACTATGAACCAATAAATGTTTCCGTTAGTGGTTATGTTGGAGTATCTACAGCAAATCAAAAGACATTTAACTCTATATTAAGACCAGTTTTTAGAGGATCAGTTTCTTCGGTTTATGTTGAAAATGGTGGAGTTGGATATGGATCTTCGGAGATTATAAACTATAATCGCCAACCACAATTTACTCTCGATAGTGGAAGCGGTGCTGAGGTTATTCCTGTAATATCTGATGGTTCTATTAGAGAAGTTCTTGTAGTAAATAGTGGATCTGGATATACTGAACCACCAGACATTGTAATTAGTGGCACTGGAATAGGTGCGGTTTTAACTCCTATTATTGAGGATGGCAAACTTAAGTCGGTCAATGTAATATATGGTGGATATTCATATGTTAAAGATAAAACGACTATAAGATTGGAATCTGTTGGAACTGGATGTCAGTTAAAGGCAGAGATCAAGAAGTGGAATATTAATAACTATGAAAGACTTCTTAGAAGCAATAAAATTGGTTCCAAGGACGGAGTAATTTATAAAGGTCTGAATCCAAAATATGGATTGCAATATACTCACCTTTATACCCCAAGAGAGTTAAGAAAAAGAGTTTCTACCAAATCAACAGAAAATAATGAAACTGTTTATAGATCAGATTATACTAACGATAAGAGTGATACAAAGTTCCATTCTCCAATTCTTGGATGGGCATATGACGGAAACCCAATATATGGACCTTATGGATATGAATCTTTAGATTCTAAGAGAGTTGTACAGGTAAAATCGAGTTACGATGAACCTGTAGACAACACTCCAGGAAGACCGAGTAGTTTAAATTATCCAAAAGGATTTTTTATAGAAGATTATCCATATACTGGTGGTGGAGATCTGGATGAGAACAATGGAAGATTTTGTATAACACCAGAATTTCCAAAAGGAACTTATGCATATTTTACTACTATTGGCGAGACTGATGTAAGATTAAATACATCAGATGGAAGAGGATTATTTAATAATGATAGAGAACCAAAATTCCCATATGTTGTTGGAAACAGTTATAATTCCAAACCAATAGATTTCAACTTCAATTTAGGATCAAACCAAGATGATTTTGATCTTTCAGATTCCTCTTTGATAAGAAATACTTATCCATATAATAGTGACAGTAAGTTCTCTGAATATAAATTTGTAGGAAATACTAATAAGAACTATAAGGTAAGAAATTCAAAAATAAAATCGACATTTGAATCTGGAATCAGTAGAATACTGCCCATTTCTGGTGGAGACAACTATAGAGTTGGCGAATTTGTGGATTTTGATAATACTGGAACAAGCGGAAGTGGAGCAAGATTTAAAGTATCTCAACTGAGAGGAAAACCAATACAAAAAATTGACTTGGATGTTTTATCTCTCGACAATTTGGAATTTACATCATATAGAGGAAGTTCAAAAATTATAGGTTTTTCAACTTCTCCTATTAGTTTGAAAAGTAATCAAATTGTAAAGGTAGAGTCTTTAGAAAAACCGATCATAAAAGGAAAATTTGCAGTAAAAATACCACAAAATACTTTAATATTAACAAATGATGCCTTAGCAGCACCTGGAGTAAATTATTTGGAAGTTGATGGTGGATTGACTTATCCAAACATTAAAGAAAATGACGTTTATACTTTAGACAATGAAAAAATCAAAGTTCTTAATATAGAACCAAAGTCTTCAAGAATTAGAGTTTTGAGAGGTTTTGATTCTACTGGAGTAACATCTCACTTTGCTTCAACAGTTTTAACTGAAAACAGCAATAAAATTATTTTAGATTACCCTAGCGAAAACTTTAACTACAAAATTAATAGTGAATATTATTTTGATCCTACAGAGTCTATTGGGTTTGGAACAGAAAGAACTAAAGTAGTATTTGCAAATCCAGGAGCTGGAGTAACTACTCTAACATTTAATCCCAGATCAATTTATTTAAATAACAACAAACTTCAAACAGGAAACTTAGTTGAATATACCTCAAATGGATCTCCAATAGGAGTTTCTACAGATGGTGTTAATATATTTACAATAAATGATGGAGATAGATTCTATGTCACGAAACTCTCCGATAACTTTATTGGAATTTCTACGGATAAAGTTGGATTAAATACTTTTGGGGAATATACAAACTCAGATTTTACTGTAGGTTTACTATATTTCAACTCATCTGGAATAGGTTCTTATCATAGCTTAAAGACAGTATATGAAGAAACTTTATTGGTAAATATTGAGAAAAATTCTGCCATCGTTTCTACAGCATCTACTCATAATCTTTCAGTAAATGACCTTGTAAATATAAACATTTCTTCTGGAATTACTACAACATATAAAGTAAAATATAATGACTTTTACAGAAGAATTATTGTCGGTGAAGTAAGTTTTGATTCATTAAGCGTAGATATTGACTTAAACACTATAAGAATTCCTCTACACAATTATACAAATGGGCAGAAGGTAATTTACAATTCATCTTCACCCTCTTTAGGTCTTGTTGACAACCAAATATATTATGTAAATGTATATGATAAAAATAGAATCAGACTCTGTGATTCAAAATATCAAGCAACAAAATTAATATCAGAATATGTTAAAATAAATTCTGCGGAATCTGGAACACTTTCTCCAATAAATCCTCCAATAAAAATAGTTAGAAATGGAACTATTATATTTGATGTTAGTGACAAATCTCTTTCTATAGATTCTCCAACTTCGGGTAGAATTCCTTCTTTTGATTTTAATTTATATCAAGATTCAAGTTTATCAAACTTATTGTTTATTGTCGATTCTAATGGCAATTCTCAAATAACAAAAAATGGAAGTGTTGGTTTAAATGGTGCTACGGTTCAGGTAAACTTAAACTCAAGTTTACCCGACACTCTATTTTATAGCTTAGACCCAATTGAAAATAACACTAACTTAAGTATAAAGAAAGAAATAAAAGTTGACTCTGAAGTAGAGTCAAATAATTCTATAAAAATAAGAAATAGTGCTTTTTCTGGCCCTAAGGTAATTTCGGCAGTTGGAATGGGTACAGTGGGTTTAACTAGCTTTACTTACGAGGTTGAAAATAGTTTAGAAGTTATACCGTATAATCAAACAAACTCTAGTATTAGTTACACCACTTCATCAAAAACAGAAAAGGGTCCAATAGCAGGATTTGAGAGATTATCATCTGGAGAAGGATATTTTTCTTTCCCATTTATAAATGGAGTCATTAGTGAAGAGGGTACAAATGCTATTTTGGTTCCAGAATCTGATGATATAGGTTCTGTAAAGTCTTCAGAAATTGTTGATATGGGATATAACTATTCTATCGACAAAACTTTAAGACCTTTCGCAAGATTACCTCAAATATTTAAAGTTGAACCACTTTCAAAAATTGCGAATGTTGGAGTTACTTCTATAGGAGTTAATTATAACTCAGCACCAGATCTAGTAGTAATAGACTCATTTACAAATAAAGTTGTAAATGACCTGATATTAGATTTGAATCTTGAAAAGAGTGAAGTTGTCGTTATAAAAAATACTAAAGGTTTTTATAACAACATACCAAAAATAATACCAACAAATAATACCAACGGAATTAAGATTTCTAACATTACATATGATTCTGGAAATAAAGATGTTACTGTTACTTTAGATACAAACTTTTCTGCTGAAGACCTTCCATTTGAAGTTAATGATAAGATCATTGTAGAAGGAATATCTATAACAGGGTCTGGCACAGGTTATAACTCTAAAAATTATACCTACGCATTGTTTAAGATAATTGCCATAGATCTGTCTGGAGTTTTACCAAAGATAAAATATTCGCTTAAAGAATACTTAGGAGCAACTCAAACACCGGGAACTTTTGATCCTGCAAATTCTGCTGGTGTCATCACTCCAGAAAAATATTTCCCACAGTTTGACATATCACTAGAAAAAAATAATTTTTCTGTCAGAGAAACTGTTAGATATGGAAATAAAACAGGAAAAGTTGTTCAGTGGGATTCTAAAAATGAGGTATTGAAAATACAGACTGAGTTTAAATATGAAGGAGAATCTACAATTGAAGGAACCTCTTCAAATGCTTCGGCATTTATTAGAAGAAATGTTTCTGAAGATACATATTATCTAATAGATTCATCTTCAATTTCAATAGGTTCTTGGAACACTGATACTGGATTTTTAAATAATTCTATACAAAAAATTGCCGATAATAATTATTATCAGTATTTCTCATATTCTTTAAAATCTGAGATTCCTATTAGTGAATGGGATCTTGCTGTTAATGACCTAAATCATACATCAGGATTTAGAAGATTCTCAGACTTACAAGTTATATCTACTACAGATGAATTTAGTGGAATTTCTACAGTTCAAAGACCAGATGCTTTGGGTATTGTAGTTGACTTAAATAGTCAGGTGGATGTAAATTGCGTCTTTGATTTTGACTTAGTTTCAGAAAATTATTTCTTTATTGACGACACTTTATCATCAGATGAAATTTATTTAGATTCTAGAGTCATACAAGACTATTCAGAATCAATTGGCAATAGAGTTTTAGTCATAGACGATATTAGCGACGAATTTAATACAAGCTTACCAGCAACATTCGTAACATCATTTAACATCTAAGTAAACAAATGGCAAAAATAAGATCTCAAAAACTTTTCTTAAATGTAATAGATGATAGATTTAGTGATAGAAGGCAGTCTTCTATTGTAGGGTCTTTGACTAATGGAACGGACCTTTTCATTAACAATTATGCCAAAGTGTTTACTACAGATGAACTTGGTACTTTTGATGTAGTTGTTGCTCCAGATGGATCAAACAACCTTCAGTTTTTCCCTTTGGACGGAAGAATAAATGAATACAACTACAGTTTTATCACTTATGATATTAAGCAGAATGTAGATGCCACTTCAAATTTTCTTCTGGGAGATATTGTAAGTATAGGTTCTTCTCACGCAGAAATTAGTGCCGGAGGATCTGGCATAATTTCTAAAATTTCCACTGATTATACTTCATCTAAAGTTTTAGTAGAAGTGTCTTCAACAAACAACTTTTACGAATATACTGAAATAAGTTTAGTTATAGATTCAAATTTGAATGATGTTATTATATCAGATTTTGGAAAAATAACTTTTGATGACGATCCAACTGTTGCTGGTATAGGAACTTTTAATGCTTTCATATCTGGATCTGAGGTAAATTTGGAATATTATCCAGATCACGCAACTTTGGGTGACTGTAAAATTAATACTGTTAATATTGGAATAGCCAATACAAACTTTAGTCAAGAAGGAGTTGTAAATTTAAGGTCCGGTTCTCTAGAGTCTATAAAAACAGAAATACTTGCTAATCCAACTCCTTCAGCAACTATTGTAGGGTCTTATAATGAGGACTATCAATCTTCTTATATAATAGCACAGATTACAAATTTAGATACTGGAGATATTGAGTTTTCAGAACTTTTTGTGGTTAATGATAATACAGATGCATTTTTTGTCGAGTATGGAAATGTTACAACATCAGGGTTTTTAGGTTCTTTTAGTGTAAATAAATCAACAAATACAGAAATATTATTTACACCAATAGCAAGCACTAATGTTGAAGTTGTTCTTTTCTTAAACAACATAACTTATATTGAGTTTTCAAACTTCCCTCCAGATTTAGATTTACAAAACTCTTCTATTACTTCTGGAAATGCAATATTTGGATCGGTAGATAAAACCTCATTTGATTTAAAGTATCAAGGAGATTTTATATTTGAGAAACTATTCAGAGGAGATCTTCCAGATAAAGTTGATTTGGAGAAAGATTCTATAAGAATTCCAAATCACTTTTTTGTTACTGGAGAACAAATAACTTATAGATCAAATGATTTTGACCCAGAAAATACCTCATCTTCCATTGGAATTGCTCTTACAACAATATCTGGAGTCGGATTAACAGATAAACTTTCTGGAGATTTATATGTTTATAAAGTAGATAATTCTAATATAAAATTTGCTTCTAGTGCTCAAAATGCCCTAGCTCAAATTCCAGATCTTTTGGACATAACATCTTTGGGTATTGGAAGGACTCATTATATTACATCTACGAAACAAAACCAGAAATGTATAATAACAATTGATAATGCGATTCAATCTCCAATATATGTAAGCACTTCTGGAACAAGCATACTTCAAAATAATTTAGTTGATAATACTTCAGAACTGACTTTAACTTTTGGAGATATAACAAATTTCTCTTCTGGAGAATTTGTAAAAGTGGATGAAGAAATTATGAAAATAATTTCGATAGACTCTGGTACAAATGATGTAATAGTCAATAGAGGAGTTTATGGAACTGGAATATCTTCACACTCATCAAATACCTTGATAGAAAAAATTGAAGGCAACTATAATATAGTAGGAAGTAGAATATATTTTGGATCGGCACCATACGGCGAAGATATTTCAACAATAAATGCATTTGGAAGTGTTATAACAGAAAGTACTGTTAAATCAACATTCCATGGAAGAGTATTCATCAGATCTGGAATTCCAGAAGGATTTGAAGAGACTTACCAAAACAACTATCTTTTTGATGATATATCAGATCAGTTTAACGCAGTAGATTCTAACTTCACTTTAACTTCAAATGGTTCAAATATACTTGGAATAGCAACTGATAGAGCAGTTGTTCTTATAAACAATGTAATGCAAATACCAGAAAATGACTTTACATTGTCTCAAAATTCAACAGAAACTGACATACAGTTTACCGGAGCAGCAACATCCGTTGCTTACGATCCCAACGTAGCGTCAGTTCCAAGAGGAGGAATACCGGTATCAATTGGTTCTACAAATGGTCTCGGATACCAGAAGTTAGTTTCTGCAGGAGGAACAGCAATTGTATCTAGTTTGGGAACTATATCAAGTATTAGTATAGGATCAACTGGATCTGGATATAGAGCAGGAATACAAACAAATATAAGAGTTGGAGTTAGAACAAGTACAAGTTTAGAGTTTATAGGAACTGCTGTAGTTTCGAATGGATATATTGTAGGAGTAACTATAACAAATCCAGGATCCGGATATGAAATATCAGATCCACCAGAAGTTATTATCGATCCACCACTTCCATATTCAAATATTCCATTGGTTTATACATCTTTAGGACCAACTGGATTAGGCACTGAAGCGAAGATAGACATTGTTGTTGGGCAGGGATCGAGCGTGATAGATTTTAATATTCAAAACTATGGATATTCATATTCTCCAGGAGATGTTTTAACTGTAGAAACTGGAGGTTTTACTGGTATACCATTAGATCCGTCAGTATCTTTTGAAGAGTTTAGTATCAATGTAGAAACGGTATTTAAAGATAATTTCTCTGGTTGGTATGTTGGAGGATTAAAACTCCTTGATGATATAAGTTCTCAATTTGATGGAGATAGAAGAACATTCTTCTTATCTGATAATGGAAACATATTCTCAATTATATCCAAGAAAGGATCCAATATTGATGTTGAAGCAACCATTCTGGTAGTGTTGAATGATGTTATACAAGTTCCAAACATAGCATACACTTTCTCTGGAGGAAGCAGACTTGTATTTAAAGAGCCACCCAAAAAAGGAGATAGTTGTAGTATTATATTCTATAGAGGAACTGATAATGTTGATGTTTTAGATGTTGATATTGAAAATACAATTAAGAAAGGAGATTCTTTACAGATAATAGGAAATAATTTAAGTTTAATAGAGAAAAAGAGAATTGTTGAGGAAATAACTAGCCCAACTTCAGTAGATACAAACTTATATTCTTCTTCAGGTATATCTCAAAACTTGAATCTTTTAAGACCAGTAACTTGGTGTAGACAAAGAGAAGATTTAGTAATAAATGGAAGAAACATAGGAAAAGATAGACCCGAATATGAACCAAGAATAAATCCAAACTGCAACCTAATAAAGAGTGTTGGAATTGGAAGCACTATGATATTTGTAGATTCTCTAGAGACTTCTTTTAATTATAAAAATGAAAATCCATCTTCATCCAATTTTATTGAGCAAGTAGAGGTAATTGAGACCTCAGATAAGATTACCGCAAAGTTCTCTTCTACAGTCAACTCTTCCGGCAATCTATCCTCTATTAGTATTGTAGATGGTGGTTCTGGTTATTTGAATGCTCCAACAATATCAATACCTGTTCCTTCAGTGGGTGTTTCTGGAATAGCAAGTGCTGTGGCTACAATAAGTTCAGGTTCAGTCAATAGCATTACAATAACAAATCCAGGTTTTGGATACAGTGAATCTTCACCACCATCAATATTAGCAGAAGCACCAGATTTTAGAAAAACTTATTTGAATAATATTACATACACTGGTGATTATGGAATAATTACAGGAGTTTCAACAGGTTCTGTTGGGTTTGCAGTAACTGGAATATTATTTGATCTTTTAATACCTGTAGATTCTCCATTGAAGGATAGTAGATATACTTCACCAACAATTTCAGAAACTGGAATACAAGAAAACTACTATTTGAGGGTTTCAAATACAAATATAGGAAATCCAGTAACTTCCTTAGATAGTAATGGAAATGTAATTGGTATTGGAACTCAATATCTGGACAACGTATATCAAGTTGCTTCAGCCACTTTATTTACAAACTTCAATGGATATGGTTATGAAATTACTTCTCCAGTAAATGTTGTAAGGGTTGCTGTCAGTGTTTCTGATTACAATTCTCTTACTGGAATTGGTTCCGATAAGTATTTTGGAAACTTTAGTTGGGGATTAATATCCACAAATAGCGCAGGAATACAAACCTCTTTTGATGTTGGTGTAGAAAATGGTGTAGTTGGACTTAATAGCTCTCCTACAGTTAAGAGGTTTAATCCATTGAAATCAAATACATACACTATAGTATAATAAATAGTTTTAAAATTTTTAAGATAAATGTCAGCAATTATAACTGATCAGTTTAGAATATTAAACTCGGAGAATCTTGTCAACTC